AGGACCGCGGTAGGGCCCGCCCCGGGTGTCATCTGTGGTTAGTGGATCAAGTGGACGGTGGGGGGTGGGCCCAACCGGTCGCGTAGAACGCTCGCGGTTGGGCCCGGGCCGGTGGTAGCCGATCGGCCGATCGGCCGTAAAGGGGAATCCTCCCTCCGCTGCGCTCCGGTCCGGTTGCCCCTTGACTGCCGATAGTCCAATCGTCATTGTGCTCCTCATGGGAGCAAGGGCAGGCCTTGCTCCCCAGAAAGGGACCCAGATGCAAAGCATTAATGAAAGCCAGGACAATGCGGTGAAGACCTACAAGATGGCCGGAAAATCCGGCCAGTTCACGCTGAAATGCCTCGTGGGCGGCGTGTGGTGCCTCAATTGGGATCGGGTCACCGATGTGGAGAACTTCCAGCTAAAGAGCTTCCAGATCCAAGCTGGGGATCTCTACGACGTGGCGCTGCTGGCTCGTGAGATCAACGACGTGGTAGAGCAGGCGATCGCTGACGAGGTGTACGCAGCGAGCCAGGGCTACGGATCGCAGCCGTGGCTCGACGACGAGGGCCAGGTCCTCAAGGACGAGTAGCAGAACGGCCCCGGTCCCTCGTGGGACCGGGGCCGCTACCGCCGTCAGCTTAGGTTACGGGGGGTTTCGCCTAGCTGACAAGCTCCGTGGCGACGCCGTGCTGATAGCGCCCCACAGCGGTGAGCTGGAGGCTTCGGGAGACGTCCTGGAACTGGCGCTGCTGGAGACTCTCCAGGGTGGCGGCGTCGACGGGCGGGATGAGGCCGGCGAACTGAGGGAGGAACCTGAACGCCCAGGGGTCGTTCGAGAACCGGTCGCCGTTCAGCATCAGGTTGAGGGCGTTCATGACGAAGGGGCCGGCCTGGCCGCCGGCATTGAGGGCCGCAAAGCCGCTGTTGGTGGCGGGGAAGTTGGCGATGCCGGCGCCGAAGGAGCGGTTGGTATTCATGCCGCCCGGGAGCTGCTGGCTCGTGATGAAGTCGATTTCATCCGAGTTGTTGTCGCCCCAAAGCGAGCCGGAGATCAGGCGGGTGATGTCCATCACCTGGTCGAAGAGCCGTTGGTTGGGGCTCATGTCGTACACCAGGATGGTGCCCAGGATGATCGAGGGCTCATCGATGATGAGCCGACGTTTCCGGGTGAGATCCACGCTCAGGTGCATCATCCCAGCGCCCGAGTCCTGGAAGCTCACGTAGTTCACCGGGGGAGTACCGCCGAGCTCGTCCATGCGCCGCACGTTGTACCCGGTGTAGCTGATGTTCCCGGGCGACGTCGCCGGCGGGGGGATCGCGGCCGAGCCTTGCATGATGGCCGCCACGGGCGAGGTGGTGCGGTAGTCCTTCTGGAGCTGCATCCGCTTGATCATGAGCGGTTCCGGCATCGAGCGAACTCGAGACAGCGGCACGCCGAAGCCCTGGAGGTACTCGGCGTAGGTGCGGTTGCGCCGGCTCAGCAGTGACAGCCGTTCTGCCCACTCGGCCACGCCGCCGGTGGGGATCTGGTCATCGTGGAGATTCGCACCGATGGCACCCTGCGTCATGCCCTTCACCCGAGACGAGATGATCGGGGGGTTCTGCCACAGGTCGGTCGACTGCCGCTCGCCCAGGCCCTGCTCCAGCTCCATCTCGTAGTAGGACCGGGCCACGTGGAAGGTGCTGGCCGAGACGTAGGGGCTGTACACCCTCGTGTTGTCACGCACAGCAGCATCGCTTTGGCCGCCCAGCTCGCCGGCCCACAGCCGGGTGCGGTTCTGCAGCGCGGATGGGTTCAACGGCCCATCGAAGGCGACCGTGCTGGAGGCGACCTGGACGCCGGAACCCAGCGGGCCAGGTGTCGAGATATTCCCGCCGCCCGAGTCCTCGAAGTCAGCGACGAACAGGTCTGCGAAGTACTCCCCGAGCGACGAGATCGGCACTTTCCAGATGCCCAGCTCGATGTCGACGTTGGGAGCCCAGGCGAATTTCACCGCCTCGGAGAGCGAGATGTCCAGATCCAGCCGGAACCCGACGACGGTCTCCCGGGGCCGGACCGGGCAGGCGAACAGCGGGCTCAGCTGTTGCGAATTGACCGAGACCAGAAAGTCGTGTCGGGGGTTTCGGAGGCCTCGGGACCGTAGTTCAGTAGCCATTCCTGCAAATCCTTCTCGTTGGTGATCGTGCTTGGGTGGATATTCGGCACTTGCCTTACTCGGACCTTGCGGTGTCGGCTCAGTGGCCGGCTGCTCTTGCGCCGATCCTGTCGCCGGTGGCTGTTGCCCTGCCTGGGGTCGTAGGCGCAACGTCTGTTCAGTCTCTTCCGTAATCCCACATCTGCACTTGACGTGAAACGGTGGAAAGCCAATAGAACCACGCTCAGGATGCACAAAGCCGTTTGCATCGGTCTTGGCAACCACAGCCCCATAGACACCGCCGCAGATGGGGCACACACGCTCATCATTGGCTGTCAGCACTCGGAACGCCGTGGTGAACGGATTCGCAAGCCCAGCCTGTCGAATCGACTCGGTAAAGAGGCGGGTTGTTTCGGTGACGGCGATGCGCTCAGCACGGTCAGCGCCAAAGGTGGGCACAAGCGCCCGGATCAACTGCGGTAGCCCATCGGCACGGCCACCTAACTCGCCACGGTTCCAGGCGGCGAAGGCATCTGCGAACTGTTGCCGGCTGGTCAGGTTCAGATTCGGAATAGAACCATAGGTTGTGTCAGACGGGTCAACGTAATAGGTTTCTGCCCACTGAATGACCTGCTGATTGACCAGGCTAAACGTACCAGCGTTGCCGCCAACCACAGCCGCAAAGGTGGAGCGTTCGTTCAAAACTTCCATGATCCGTGGCCGCATGGCATCCCACAGCAGTTCGTTTTCATTGTCCCAAAACCATGTGACATCCCGCTCAGTTGGTCGGTAGTCGGTATCACGCAACATGTAAATTAACCGCTGCTGCTGTGCCGAGAGCGCTCCCTGCGCGGCTGTGGTCAGCGTTGTTTCGGCCCAGGCCCGTGCCGCCTCTGGGTCATTCTGCCGCCGGATGATGTCGGCTGTATCAGCGTCAATAAGCCCAGCTTCAAGCAGGGCAGAGAGAAGAGCGTCCATTCACTTACCTTGTAATGCAATGATCAGGCCAGCCACCAGCCGGCGCCCAGTCTTCCCCGCCATTGCGTCGCCGATCCCGCAGGACGGATTCTCGGATGGTATCAATAGCCTCTGCAACTGTACCGCTTGGGCAGGTCATACCGTAAATCGCATCATCGTCTTTGCCCCTAACTAACGTTCGCATTGATGTCTCCCTGCTGTTGATTCGCCGTGCCTGTGGCCGGTGTCTGTCGTGCCGCCTGTACGATGTTGGCGATTTCCGCCGCTCGTTGCAACATGGCGTTTTGCTTGAATAGTGCAATCTGTTCAGGTGTGTAGCCCAGCTTCGCCCACACCATTTCATCAGGTACGCCCAGGTCTTTGTGGGTCTGGGCAACCTTCGCTTCCGTCTCTTCAATGCGCGTACTGGCATCCTTCCACTGCACACCGATCACAGGCTCGTCAATCTCTGGCACATTGCCAAAGGTGCGCGCCACTCGATAGGCAAGAGACATGACATCGGCCCATGCCTCTCCAAACACCAGTTGACGCTCTTCCGCCTTTGCCACCAAGCCGGATTCCAGTTGCTTCAGCGCTTCCCCGCTGGGCACGTCCACGCCTAAGATGGGCTTGAGATAATACTGCGGAGTCCTAGTCATCCCGCCGATGGCCGCTGCAATGGTCCAAATGGCTTCGATAATGTTGTTGAGGTCGGTGCCGGGAATGCGTTCGATGTTGCCGCCGAAGATTTCCAGCGCACGCCCAGGGGCCACAATGAACTCATCGTCGCCTTCCAGGTTGGTATCATCAGCCACACCCATAGGCATCGGCATAGGGTCTTTGTAGTTCATCGTCAGGATGGGAAACCCGGCCGTATCCGCTGCGGCCAGCAGGTCAAGCCAAGATTTGTTGAGCGCATTCTGTAGGCCAGCGATAAGCGCCACCTCACTGCCGCCTGGGTTCTGGAACTCGACCGCTGCCACGCCCAGATTGTTGCCTTGCGCATCCCGCCAAGCGATAGGCCAGGAGAGGTCGCCATCATCTAAGATAGGGCGCCACAGGTTGTCAATGCCGATCATGTTGGTAATGCTGTCCCGCTCGTACTTGCGAATCTCCCCAGGCAAATAGACCGTTTTTCGTTGGATGCCCGTTACCCCCGGCTTGAGCGGGTTGAAGGTGTAGAAGTACCTTGACGCAAACAGCACCTGATTCTCATCTTCAGGGTTGCGGTGCAGGTTGACGCCCGTCGTGCCATCGTCAACTTCGTGGAGCGACAGGCGCGGCCGCTGATGCGTGTTGTCATAGTCCACCATGACATAGCTCTTGCCATCTCGCAATGTGCGCCGGTAGAGCCGGATCTGCTGGCTGTCCATCCGGTTGTGCTTCCACCACTGCCACAGTAGCGCTGCCACTTGCGCATCAGGGTCAGGGTTCTCAGCGTCCAGGTCATCGGCTGATTTGCCATTGACGGTAAAGCCGGTCACGGCAAGGCGTTCGCGCAAGGTGTCCACCACGGTCTTGACAAGGTTGTGGTTAAAGGCAAAATCGCCGTCGGTCAACTGCTTGCCGAGATATTCTTGTTGCCGTTGGGTCAGCAGGACAGGGCGATTGCCGCTGTAGTAATCCCGCGCTGCTTTGACCTTTGCCGCCTCTTCTTCCTGCCGCGCAATGATCCCTTGCAGGTGGATGAACTTATCAAGTTGCTCAGGTGTGAGCAGGGTAATGTCAATCATTAATATTCCTTTGACCGTGGCTTCTGATGTTGCCCTTTGCCGTATAACATCCACACCAAGCCCTCCAGGGCTTCGCAGGCGTGGTCATTGCCATCCTCTGGCCTGTCGTCTGGACTGTGCTTGCCATCTGGATAGCGGTAGCCCTGCGTAATCTCCCGAATCAAATTGACGCAGCGCCGGTGGACCTTGATGGAGCGATGGCCCTTGGCATCCTTGATCATGCTGCGGGTGAGCTTAATCGCTGCAACTCTGGTCCCGCTGTCGCCAGCCTGCGTCTGTAGCCACGAATAAGCCGGGATGTTGACCTTATTCAATCGTGAGCGCAAAGCCGGCGCTTCGTGGCTCACCGCTGCCGTCTTGGGTCGCTGAATCCCGTGCGCAGTGTAGCGCTCCACAATATCCTCTACCGTCTGCTCTTCCAGGGTCTTATACTGGTACAGTTCATCAAAGACCAACAGATAGCTGCCCTTGTTCTGCACAAACAGCGTAGCCC